ATAGAATAATTGACATTTACCCCTTGATTTTTAATTGGCTGTGTGCTATACTATTCTGTGAGGATAAAACATGAACACAAAAATCATTTGGCACTTTGACAGTGATAAAAAAGAACGAGGAACTACCTTTGCCACCAAGGAAGAATACACACTCGCTATCCAATTTGAAGATAAAGCGCTAGTAGACCAAGACCTAAAAACTCAAGTCAAAAAATTCATTAAAACTCGCTACAAGGTCTCTGTGCATCAGCTAACCTATCGTGAAAGACCAATGTACACAGTAAGCAAGCTATTTGGAGGAGCTAAAGGGCTGTGTGAAGAGCTTAAAGTTATCTCAAATCAGAAAACACTAGTAATGTTAGCGATTGTGCAAGGAATGGTTCTTAGAGAGCTTAATAATAACCTTGTGGAATTTGTATCACCTACTGTGTGGAGAAAGCAATTCTCACTGAACGGTAAGCGAGAGGAAGCAAAACGAAAGGCTATATCTCTGTGCAAGAGTCTAGGATACCCAGTCAAGAATGATGATGAAGCAGAAGCGATTCTCATTGGACTGTACACAGTTGACAAATATGTTTCTGTGTGATATACTAATTCTTGTGCAACGATAGTTCCCTCCCACCATAGGCAATGATGGTGTGGAACATTTCTTTTTGCGTGATTGCAAACCTCCTTTCAAGTTTTTCCTACAGAGTCTTCCTTTCCTCTGTAGGTTTTGTACGTATAGCCAAGCGGTAAGGCAAATCTCTGCAAAAGATTTATTCGTCGGTTCAAATCCGACTACGTACTTTTGGTTGATAGGTATCACTCTTGTGAATACTAAATGGTGGTTATACCCACCATACACACTCTTAGCTCAGTTGGATAGAGCATACGCCTTCTAAGCGTAGTGTCACTGGTTCAAGTCCAGTAGGGTGTATTAAATTTTTAGAAAGGTAAAGATAATGGCTAGTAAATCAAAATTATACTCTGAGACTATGAGAGAGTTAAGCTTGCTTGATGAAAAGTCACTAGAGCTTTACCAAATGCGTTGGGGTCTAATTGACGTAGATGAAACATTACTCAGCGAAGTTGGCTATGAGGTCTATTCCCAAATTCCTCCTTGCACTCCAGTAGCTAGAAATGCAATGTTACAGATTATGGCTTCCTTCGAGGATAGCTATGAACGTAAAGAGTGGGCTGACCGTATTGAAGGTAAAGCTACACAAACTACAGTCAATGTGAACCATGATACTAAAGATGGTGTTGATGAGCTTAAAAACTACACCAAAGCCAAACTTGACGAGTTGTTTGGAGATATGTAATGGCATCACACAGTCCTAGAGAAGACCTCTTCCAAAAGCATTATGATGAGATAGTATCCTTACTTCAAGCCTTTGTGAACTCCGTTGTAGTGAGTGGAGATTACCTAAGCGCTGAATCTTCCCTAATTGGGTACTTGATTGACATGTATTCCTCTGTGTTCTTAGATGAGATTGATTATATCCTTGATGCGCTTGGTGTAGATTTAGCACCAGAGGAGCTAATTGAGATTAGAAACGGTGTGAATACTTCTGCTTTTGCAAGAAGCAACTATGGCAGACTGAAAGAAATCTTAGATGCTCATGCTAGTGACCTTAGAGCCAAGTTGATTGATTCTGTGGATACTGTGAGCTTTGATGATATTATCAAAGAGTTCAGCAGTAACCTAGAGCGTTTGGCTTTGAGTGAAGTACAAATGGGTATTGAGAAGGCTTCTGTGGAAAGTGCCAAGTTATTTGAGCTTGTTACAGAGAACTCCATTCTCAAGACATGGAACTGTATTGGTGATGCTAATACTTGTCCTACATGCTTGGCTATGAATGGATTGACTATACCTGTGACAGAAAGTTTTTCAGCAGTAGCTCCTTCTGTGGGCATTGTTGAGCAATTAAGCTATACTGGAGGAGATATAGTCTATGCACACCCAAGATGCAGATGTTGGGTCACTTATTCAAAAGCGTAAGGTACTCTCCAATCGTGAGAAACTATCTATACTTCTTGACCAAGTAACCCCACAAGACCAACTTAGAGATGCTGTGAAGGGTAAAATCCCTAAACACTTTAAGCGTAACACCATTCGAGAAAGACATGGCTTTGAGAAAGAGCTTGAATATTACAAGTTAGGGTTTACAACAGCCCTTTCTGAGTTTAATTTAGAGCTTTGGTGGTCTCAAGCAGTCCAATTTGGAGCTTTCTTAAGTGGTGACTACAAGACTGGTTACTGTGTGGCAACTCCTCGGTATGGTAAATCATTCTTGTGTGGAATCATGTCTAACCACTTTGCCTATGAAGGTGAAAACTGTTATGCTGTAGGTTCAACACAAGAATATTCTGGTATCATTATCCAACACGCAAGAGAAATCTTGGTAAATGCTCACCCTGATGTTAAGGCTATGCTCTCATTTGATGAGAAAGACGTAACAGCAGTAGATAAGCGACTTAAACGTGGTCTATCCTCATTCTCTAGTGAGGGTTTCACCTTCCGTAACGGTGGTAAATTGGAGGGTCTTAGTGCTGGTTCTAACTTCACTGACCCATCTAAAATCCACGTCATTGGTCGTGGTGGTAATATGTTTGGAGATGAAGCATCAGATATTTCTCCTATAGCCCTTGGTCACATGGGTCGTAGGGAATTTGAGTCTGATGATGGACGTAAGCTCATTATGTATCTAATCTCTAACCCTCGTTCACTTAACAACTTCTATGACTTCATGACCAATGAGGACTTAGCTGATGATGAGTTTGTTATGTGGCTTGATGTTGTGACAGCCATTGAAGAGGGTAGTATCAGATATACCAAAGAAGAGATTATGCGTTCCCAGTTCACCATTACAGAGGATTCTATTCGTGAAAACCTTCTGTGTGAGTTTCCTACAGAGCGTTCAGCGTTCTTTGATTCATCCCCTAATGTGCTAGATTCCTTTGACCCTAAATTAGAGGAATATGACTATTTCATTGGTGTGGATAGTGCCTATAAGGGTGCTGACAGTATTCAAGTTACTGTTACTGTGGTAGATAAGCATAATCACTTCACTGTGCTAGATACGAAAGATATTAAGCCTGCTGAATGGATAGATGGTATAACTGCCATAGAAATTGTTGATAAGATTGTGACTCTAGCTAACAGACTCAATGCCAAAGCTATTGGTATAGATGCTGGTGGAGGAGCACATATTGTTCAACCACTGAAAATGAGAAGACTAGGTGGAAAGCTAAAGTGTCCTGTGTATGATATTAACTTTGGTGGAAAGCCTACAGAAATTAAAGTATTGGCAAAAGACCCTAGTGCTGAATATGCCTATAACAGAAGAGCAGAAATGCACCTAATGTTAAGAGGTATGATGGAAGCACAAAGGGTATCGTTTGTTAAATCTGTGTGGGATAGTATTAGTCGTCAAATGTCCTTTGTGTCTGAGATTCAGAAGCCAGAGGATAGATTGGTTAAAATACGTCCTAAATCAGAAATTAAGAAATTGTTAAAACACTCTCCTGATGAATTGGATAGTGTGTTGCTATCGTTACACGTAGCTGAGTTATTCTACCTTGGAGGTTCTTAATGAGCTGTGGAAAGTGCAAAAAAGATGACTGTGGTGGCTCTTGTGCAATGGATAGATACTTCAATGCTGAGTATAAAGATAGACTAATTTTTCAGAGTTCAGGTTTTAGAGGAGCACCAGTGGGTGAGAATCTAGAGGACATTGAAAGATTAGCTCTTGACCTTCCTGATGTTGATTATATCCTAGATAATATTGTGAACTATATGTTTACAAACTATCTAACCACAGAAGACTTCACTAAGGACGAAACACTCAGAAAGTTTCTATATGCACATAACTACAATGGTCAGCGAAACTATGATGTGTTAAAACAAGTAGCCAAAGGCTATCGCAAGTATGGTTATTATGGAATCCTAAATACTGGTGAGGGTCTTGTGGGAGTTCATCCTAAAGATATTCTTGCTTGTGTGATTGATTACCCTAAGATGCCTGTGCTTAGACAGACACTTACATACTTGATTAAAAACAATAATATCTTTGTGACACCTTATGACCGTAAGACAGGGAATCCTAGAGTAGCTAGTGATTATTCTGAGGACGACATTAAACAAATCCTTAAAGACCCTGAACAGTTCAAGAATGAGGTAATGGTTGTTACAGAAGACCAATTCGCTTGTGTAAGATTAGACACTTCTCAAGTATTCTGTATGTCTCCGTTGCTTAAAGACCGTAAGCGTGTTGAACTTATCCTCAACATTCTGAATCGTATGAATTATGATATTTCTAGGAATGGTATTGGTACTATTGCATTGCAAGCCAAGGATACACTAGAAGAACAGATTGAGGAAAGTGTAGAGCAAGGGACAGCGTTTGGAAGTGGTGAGCTACTTGATATGGGTAGACAAGCCAAAGAAGAGCGTAACCAAAAGATTGTGGAAGATATGAACGCTTTTGCAGAAAAACTCTCTGAAACAGAGTTCAATGATGCTATTGTGTATTCAGGAAACTTCCAAAACCTTGAGCAACTTGAGCGTGATACCAAAGCTACAGATTTCTTGGACTACCTATCACAGTATGTCCCAGCTATTATCTGTCAAATGTTTGGAGTTCCAGCACGTCTCTTTGACCTTAACAAAACTGTGTCTAACATTGGTACTTATAGTATCATTGACAACTCTATGAAGAACACCATTATTCCAATGCGTGACCACTTTATTGGGCAGATTGTTAAGTTGCTCCAAAACGCTACAGGTCTTAAAGAACATATTAAGTTTGATAGTTATGAGTTTACAAATAATTATAACTACAACAATGACATTTATATTCTTGATGTGTATGATAGACTCAAAGGTATTGATGAGAATATGGCAGAAGCCTATTTGAAGAAAAATTTGATTGTGTAGGTAAGAAATGACAAATAAGATTATGAGTATTGAGGAGCTAACTAAGCTCCAAGGTGACTTCCAAAATGCAGTCCAAAGTGATGCTCCTGTGGCTATCCAAACAGCTACAATCTCTGTGGTAAATGGAGATAGCACAAAGATTGGAAGTATTACTCCAAAAGACTATACCGTGACTTTATGGTTGCCTATTGTTGGTCAAGCTCCAGCAGGAGCTGAGATTGTACAAGATGGTAAAGCCTATGTACAAGAGGTCACTGCTAAAGAAAAGTATATTACACCTCGTATTGCTCGTAAGGTTCGTAACTATGCTTCAATCATCTCTATTGCCTTCACAGACTTTAGAGAAGATGGTTCTACAGAAATCTACACACCAGACGATTTATTCAAAATCTATGAAGTGTTTGATGATAATGTGATTGATGCTTGTGAGAAATTGGTAGGAGAGGTTCTAGGAATCCCTGAACACCTTACAGCCTATATCACAGACGTATCACTCATTGAAAACTGTGGAAAAATCCTAAGAGAGAACCCTTCATTTTTTCAAGTTGATTAGTTACCTAGTTCGTTATAACTGGGCATTTACTCAAGGGGCAATTAAGCCCCTAGATGAGTATAAAGGTCTAGCTTATGAGGATATGGTAATTGTTGAGCTTGATGATGTAGAAGAAATGGCTCTCACTCTGTGTAAAGAATACAATATGGACTATGGCTATGTTCTTGATAGAATGTACTACCCTGATGTCACTGTGATTTATGCTAAGTTGGCTAATGAGAAAGCCTTCACAAGTTATAATGACTACTTAAACCTAGATGAGCAAAGTCAAGGTAAGTATGTGACAGACTATGGTAAGCCTAAACCTTATGTATATCAAATCCTATCTGTGGATAAGCAGAGAGCAAACATTGAAGACAAAAAAGACGGACTGAGAAACATGTACCGTCATGGAGGAAAACTAGATGACTAACCTTATTTCAGATGTACTTGGTTTCTTAGATGAGAAACGTAGCAAGATTACTCCTGAATATATACGTTCTGGTAAACCTGTATATACTCTTCGTAAATATGCAGAAATTACAGACCTTGATGCAGAAGTGCTAATCAATGGTGGAGAGATGAACATTACACAAAAGATTCCTACAATCGGTGCTAATGGTAATATGCTTCGTACACCTCGTACTTCTTATGCTGTGAACGTAGACGTAGCTTTTGACAATCGTGTGAAAGTTGCTACTGAAACATTGGAAGATGGCTCTACTGAGAAAGTATACACCTTTGTGGTTGACCAACGTGCTTTGATGGAACAATCATCAGGTCATATCTATGCTAACTATGTTATTGGTTATGTAATAGGTAATGGTGCAAAAGAAGGTAAGAAACCTAAACCAGAGGTACGTGGAGTTATCCATATCAAGGAAGATGAGTTCATTAATGACTTTGATACTACCTTTGATACACAAGCAATGGAAGATATTATGGACATTATCAACAAGTATAAACTTGAACATGGTACTGCAAAAGTAATTTCTAACATTGAGTTTTAACTAAAAGTCATGAGAGTTGTCAAACTCTCTTTTTTTGTTATACTATTATTAGAACATTCATGGAAAGGAGCATATACATGGCTACGATTAAAGTTCCAATTATGCACTTAAAGCTAGAAGTTACTGGTGAAACTAAAGAGTTCAAATCACCATTGGCAGAAACAATTCTAGCACAAGTACGAAAAGTTGTAGTTGGTCAAGAGCAAGTTCAGTATTATGATGTAAAAGCTAACAAGTTTAAATCATTTACTTACTGCTGTGGGGATAAATACTCATTCGACTACACTGTGGAAGAAGTTAAACTCAAAGATACTGAGTTTGATTGCTATGGTTTCCCTATTACATACGCTGGAGATAAATAATGGAAGTTAAAACAGTAAGTCAAACTTACGAAGAATACCTCCGTGAAGTACGTGCAAAGCAGTTTGGACGTGAATCTGATGTCATCTCTAAAATTACAGAGGGCACATTAGTTAAGGTGGTAGATAATGAGTAAGTTTAGGGTTGCTCGCTTTCTCCAACGTGATTTAGTAGTTCGTGTAAACTTCTTAAACGAACGTGGTATTATTCAAAATCAACGCAAGTTCTTTGAGTTCTACCCAGATAACAATCAAGAGAGCAATGGTTGGTATACAACTACTGACCAAGTTCTTCTTGAAAGTATTAAGGAAGCTACAGAACAACTACCTTTCACACCAGAGACAGAAGCAGGTTTAAAGAAAGATGGAGTTCCATACGAGTATTCATACTGTGCATCTTGTGGTGGTAAGAAAGTGAGAAAATTAAAGTACAATTTGTTTGAGGTTATTGACTAATGCCAGTTAAAACACAGATAGCAGAGAGAATTATGAATGAAATCAATGAGTACATTGAGAAGAAAGATAATCTTGATGCAATGATGAACCTCTCAGCTAATAAGCAAGAGGTAGAACGTCTGTCTGTGGATAAGGTTGATAATTCAGAAGGGTACATGACACTACTATCAGAGGGTTCTGTGCTCTATACAGACGACACTATTCGTTTGTATTTGTGTAAAGGTACACTCAAGAAATGGTATGACAGTATTGATGGTACTTATGAAGGATATGTCTCTACAGGACACAGAGATTTAAACTCTTACCCTGTTAGAGAAGGTTATTTTAGAAAATCAGACCTTAAATTGGTACAAGATGAGACTGGTCGTTATGACCTATTGGTAAAACCCCATGTAAATCTAGAATTGAGCAATGTGAAAGACCTTATCTTACAAGATGAGCCTTTTGCTATTTCATCAGAGTTTCTGTGGTATGCTAAAGAGATACAAGACAGTGACATTGAAGAATATGCCAAGCTAGTTGTTTATAACATTGAGCATGGTGGGGATATTGACGTACCAATCACAGACGAAATTGAAATTACAGGATTCTCCTTTGTGGGAAATCCAGGAAATGCAAAGAGTGGTGGATATGAGCCATCACTACTAGTAAGAAATGAGGAAGAACACTTGAATAAGAAAGAAATTCTAGATAAAGTGCTTGCTCACCTTTCAGCAGAAGTATCTCCAGAAGAAGCAGTTACAGAAGAAGTAGTTGCTACAGAGGAAGTTGTAGAAGTTGAAGAACCAGCAGTAGAAGAAGTTAAAGAAGAAACTGCTGTGGAAGGTGATACATTGGCACAAGCTATTGCATCTATTGAAGCATTGAAAGCAGAAGTTGAAGAACTTAAAGCAGAAAATGCTGAATTGAAAGCTACTGTGGCTCAAAAAGAAGCTAATGAAAATGCTGTAGATGCACAACTAGCTAAATTGGCTACATTGTTGGATAAAGCTAACCCTGTAGTAGAAAAAGCAGAAATCAAAGAAGAGCAACCTGTGAACCGTTTTGGACGTGTTCGCTTTGGAGGACAATAAAGTGAGTACAACAACTAATTTTGATATTTTGTTGGGTGAAGCTATTGACAACTTGTATGAGCGTACTAAAGCCCAACTAGCAACTAAAGAAAACTTCACTAATGAAGATGGTAAAATCCCATTCGGTATCTCTCGTGACTGGTCTAAAGCAGTACCCTCACTAAGAGAAGTTGGTATGGGTGATGAACTAGTTAACGACATTCTTAAACGTTTTGAGCAATCAAGTTTTGGTGCTTTGAGACAAGCTAAGAACGGTGACTGGATTATCGAGGGAATTACTTGGGGAACAAAAGCTCCAGACTTTGCTAATGACAATTCTGATGCCTGCTGTTTTACTGAGAAATTCACTATGCAAGCTACTGGTGATGCTACTCCTGTACGTTACCTATGTTTTAAAGACTGTGAAACTCGTCTTGACCGTTTGATGAAAGACAAGATGCACTTCAAACAAGGAGACCTTATCAATATCTTCCAACGTTTGGGTATGTCTTATGAAGAAGCAGAACAATTCATGGCATGGTACACATTCGCCTTTATCGTTCAACGTCATATCGTTCAAGGTATGTTGAACTTTAGTGGTCAAGGTCTACGTCCATTCGCTGGTGTGGCTGAAATGATGTCTCACCCTGGGGTAACTCCTATTGATGCTTCTGGTTCAGTTATCGGTGCTTTCCGTCAAGTAGCTTGCTACCTAGATGTATTGGATAACCAATCAGCTCGTTACAAAATCTATGTACACCCACTAACTCTTCGTGGAATCAAAGCTGAAATTGTACCAGGTAAAGATGGTAAATTACCTCAAGGTTGGTCTGTGAACGGTGAGTCTATCTCATTCAAAGGTATCCCATTCGGTGTATCTTACCACTTGCCTTATGACCTTGAACAAACAATGACTGGTGAAGCCTATGTAATTGACTTGGCTCGTGTAGAAGCATTGACTCAATACGACTTGTTCGTACCTCAATCTTCAATCCACACAGTTCGTACAGAAGATGTTTCAAAACCAGGGTGTGAAGTAATCTGTGATAAGTATGAAAACTTCGGTTTGGTACATACAAACTCACACATTTCTCACCTTCTTGTGGCAAACATTCCTCTTGAGCAAACTTGCCCTGCTGTGGTATTTGAACGTATCCAAGGTCTTCTTACAGGTCTTAACCCATTCCCAATGGCTACAATCCCTGCTAAATAAGGAGAAAAGTTATGCAACCAGCTCTTGAACTAATTAAGATTACTCAAAATCTTCAAGAAAGATGTGGTTGTTTTGACTGTGATGATGGTGCAACTATGCAAAGGTACATGGAGAGCTTTCTCCGTGTCCTTGCTAGATTGCTCTGTTGGACTGATGGTGAATGCTCAACGATACTAAGAGCCTTAAGACATGAAGTAATTCCACTCACGAGTTTTAACCTCTGTGGGTGTGATGCTATGGTGGAGGTTAAGCCTTACTATTGGAAAGGTTTTGACCCCACTACACTTAAGGTGTATATGCACAAGAGAAAAGGTCTTGAGCGTGAAGAGTATGAGCTAGATACAGATAAATGGAATTGGTCTTTTGTAGATGGTACAATCCTTGTGAATGTAACTGATGAGCTAAGTCCTTGCTGTAAATGCTGTGACCCTTGTTCGTGTGAAGCTGAGTATAAACTTATACTTGACTATGAAGCTGGGTACACCTCTGAAACTCTACCTGACTGTGTATATGATGCAATGTGTCACTTCCTAAGTATCTTTATTGCCTATCAGAATGACTGTGGTACTTTAGATGAGTGTGCTAATATGGATAGATTGGCTGTAGGAGCTGTGCTCAAGCAGAAATCAGTAGACTATATTGTACGAGAATGGACAGTAGACCAAACAAGTATTGATAGGTATTATGTGAAGCTCATAAATACATGGGCATTACAAACACTAAGTTCACTATCACTGTGTAAGAGGGTTTACACAGATAATATGTATTTGACCATTGGAAGAAGGAAAGAATGTTAGTAAGATATAATGGTGAATATGCTAGAGAGTCACGCTCTTATGGCTGTTCAAAGTGTGGTACTGGACGTTCAATCAATGGTGTGGAGACTTATAAGACTGTGTATCGTACCTACTATAGTGGTCGTCTTTATATCTTTGAAAAAGGTAAGGTATACCCAGTAGATGATATTCTAGGTAAGTATTTGAAAAACCTAAAATACACAGACAAAGATAGAAACATTCGCAACCAATTTGAGGAAGTTCCAGATAACATGGAGAGTACATACACCAATACGGACAATGAGATGACCCTATAAGGAGGTTATCATGGCTCTCCCTTGGAATAATAAGGAAATCCTTGTGTTAAGACAAGGTACTGCTACTCCCACTTATGATGAGAATAGTAGGCAAGTAATGAAGTGTTTGTGGGAAGAAGTGGAGCATATTAAGTGTGTAGACCACATGCCAACGTCAAGAGGAGCTGAAAGTGATGCTACAACAACGCATAGCTTAGAGACTTCAAGACAGCTAGAAACATTTTATTTTTCATTACATAACCAATCCCATGATTGTGATTTTGATATTAAGCATGGGTATTATATATTGCAGAGAATTTCTACAAGGTGTAACAGATTTAGTTGCCCAGAAGATGCTGGTTACCTATTTTGGAAAGTGGTAGCTAGTAGAACGTATGAGATTCTTCCTGGTTGCTGGGACGTGAAATTAACTGGTGAGAGATTAGCTGGACGTGAAAGTGAACAGTTACTCTTAGAGTGTAAACCTTATGTGAAACAATTACAGGGGGTGATTACTCGTGACCACGATTGATATTCATGACTGGAAAGGGATAGAGTTTGCAAAAGAGTTTGTAGACTTTACTGTGACAGGTATGCTAGAAGCCAAGGCTATAGGCTCTGTGAGAACAGGTCGTATGGTTCGCTCAATCAAGATGAAGAAGATTGGTGATGGCTTCTCTGTGTATGCTGATAGAAATGATTATCCTCCAACTAAAAGAGGAAAAGAACGGTACTATGTAAATACCTATATGTTTAAGGGTTACAAGTACAATCCAGCTTTCCCTTTTATCTTTACAGCTTTTGATACTGTAGGTGATAGTGAGAACCTTGTGGACTCAACTAGTGGATTCTATGGTATATATAAAGCTCAAAGACCATCAGGGAGAAGAGGTTCAGGAACAGCTCATTACACTTCTAAGGACACAGCTCCAGGAAGAAATTATCTGTATGCACAGGGAAGTAAGGGCACAGTTAAGATACCAGGGAGATTAGCTAAATGATTAGTGCTGTGTATATCAACATTAAAAAATGGCTACAAATGTATGGTGCTGATGTGCTTGACTACTTCATTCAACCAGACCATATAGATGAGCTAGACCCAAGAAAACGTTATGATAACTTTGACGTACAATTTAACCAACATGTAGGAACGTCTGAGCATTTCCAACTAAATCAAGGTGTGGAGTTCCCATTCCTAGCCATTGATATTACTTGTGATAATAGTGCTAAGTGTTTCTCTAAGGTATATGTAAACTTCTCTGTGTACTACTCACCAGTTACACCTCCTACTGGAAAGGTTTGTATTGAGAACACTCCAGAGGGTAAACTAGAGTATAGAGAAGAGGTACATTGCCAACTTAAGAATATGTTGGTTCACCAAGTTAAAACACCGAGAGGTATTCAGAGAAAGACATTCGCTCAAGATGTAGCTTCATTAGATGGTTGGTATTTACCAATCCGTGTGCAAGTTCAAGACATTGGTTGTCCAGAGGACTTCTCTAATGAGTTAGTAGATGAGGTAGAAATGTTCTCATTCCCTGCAACGCTCTCAATATTTACATGTCTATAAGGAGAAAAGAGATGGCTGTAGAACAACCATTAAACCTTGATGAGTTCTTTATGTCTCGTAATGAGATTGCTAACCGTCATGGTGGAAAATTAGAGCTTCAAGCTATTGCTCGTGTGAGAGAACACATGGTAGATGAAAGCTCAAAAAAGCAAGTTCAGGAAACAGTTAAGCCTGTAGTTCAGGAAGAAACTGCTCCTGTAAAACCAAATGTAAACCAAGACAAAAAGGAGAAATAGATGTCTAACTGTTTTGTAGA